TGGCACCGCGTGCGGGTCGGACTGGGACAGTGTGACCTATGTAATTAAAAAGATAGAGAAGACTGGAAAATATTTGTAGAGTGTGGACAACAACCAGCATAATAACAATACAGCTTATAGGTGAAAGGATTAAACGAATGTTCTCTAAACCATTGATATTATTAGATAAAAAATATTTTTATTTAATGTTCACTTGGCAAATGTTTATCTGTATAATAGAAGAACTGTCACTAATTAAGACAGCAATTCACAAAAACAATAAACATTTTAAAGGACATTTCTATGAGCAATAAATATTTCTTAAAAAAATCTTGGGTCAATGTAGATGTATGCGTTGAAGATTATCACAATTCAGGTACTACATTAAAAGATTTAGAGAAATTAAATTGGAGTCCTTATTCAAATATAATTTCTAGGGATGTAAAACTCACTAGACATACTGTAGAAGAGATAGATGAAAAAACATACAAAGAAAAAGTTAAAAAATCCAATGGCTTATCTTCTAAAGAAAAGACAGTATCAGTTAAAGATTGTAAAGAATAAGAAACGAAAACTCATAGAAGAGATGTTTGATAAAATGAAATATGGTACTGAATAGAGATACTCCAGTAGGAATAAACTCAGGTCAAGGCGAAGGTTCAGCAATAACATCAGAGGTATTATTATATCGCTGTGTTATAGTTAGAGCCATCATGGATGGACTTGATGTTGATATTCACGCATGGGGAAATGCAAGAGATAATATAATCAAAGATGCTAATGATTGGTTTTCAATTAAAGACCATCACTTTTCCTTAGTTTGTGACTATGCAAACTTAGACCCTTCCTTTATAATTAAAAAATATAAACAACTTAAACAAGCTAATGCAAAGAAATTATTTAGAGGTAAAAATTTAAATAAGTTTTTAACGCATTACATTTGTAGTTTTCATGAAGACCCAGTAACAAAAAATTATTATGGCTAAAAATACAAAGTTTGATTTAGATTTAGAGTATGGACAGATACGAGAAAAGAGAATAGAAAATTTATTAAAGGGTGGAAAGATAGAAATAAAAACAGAAAGAAGTTGGTGGAGAAAGACTGGTAATATAGCAATAGAATATGAATACAGAGATAAACCAAGTGGTATATTTAAAACAGAATCTAAATGGTGGTTTCATGTTCTTGAATTAGATAATAAAGAACATTGTATGTTAGTGTTTAGAGTATCAAGATTAAAAAAGATAGTTAATAAATATAAAAAAACACATACAAAAAACATAGGCGATTACAGAGCAAGTAAGTGTGTTGTTCTTCCTATTAAAGAATTATTTAATGAAGACTGTTATAAATTATAATGGATAATAAAGCAAAAGATTTACAAGAAGTAATTAGATTATATCAAGACCAGTATATATGGCAACATATGACTCAAAGAGAATTAGCTGATTATCTAGTGCCTTGCATTGCTTTAAATCAATATCATATATTTAGATATGATAATACTGGTGTTGCTTATGCCTTTACAAACTGGGCTTTTATGAATGAAGAAGCTGAAAAAAGATTTAAAGAAACTGGTGTAATAGAAAAATTTGATTGGGATAGTGGTAAGAATGTTTGGCATATTGATACTATCAACAATCATAATGGTAAAATAAATGAGATATATAAATGGACAGCAGAAAACTTTTTAAAAATTTTACCAGAAGAAACTGAAGTTAACTGGATAAGATTAACAAAGTCAGGTGATAGAATAAAAAGAGTTAACAAAATGAAAATAAAAGATGGGGTGCGAAAATTTAAATGAGTGAAAAAGATTTACTTAGAGAATATAAAAATATAATAACAGATTTAACTAAAGATAAAAAAGAGTTAACTGATACTATAGAAGAAAAAGATTCTCGGATTAAAAAAATTTTGATACAGCTTGAACAAGCTAATCAAGATGTGCAATCTACAGGTAAAAAGATTGCAGAACTTGAGAAGAAACTCAACAAAAAACAAACAATCAAAAGAGTAATAGATGAAAAGATAACAGAAGTCCTTGAAAACATTGAAGAAAAAAAAGACTCTGAAAGTGTTGACAAGGAGGATACTGATATGCTAAAAGACATTTATGAAAAATGATTTATTAATAATAAACAATAACAATAAAGGAAAAACATATGGCGATAATTGAAGGCACAGCATACTGGGCTTCTCTGACACGACCAAACGAAAAGTTTGAACCTATGTGGAGAATTGATTTATCAGTTGATTCAAAATCTGCAGAGGACTTTAAAGGTCAAGGGATTTCAGTAGCAGAAACAACTGTTGATGAAAAAACAATACCTAATATAATTAGGTTTAAAAGAAAAGTACAAAAAGCTAATGGAGATAAAAACCAACAACCACAATTAGTGGATGCTGAGAAAAGACCATTAGAAAAAATAGTCGGTAATGGCAGTAGAGTAAAAGTAATGTACAAACCTTACGAGTGGAACTTCAAAGGTAAGAAGGGAATAGGGTTAGACTTACAAGCTGTACAAGTACTGGACTTAATTGAGTACACACCTAAAGAGGACTTTAATGTTGAAACTTCTAGTGGAAGTGTTGACAACATCAAAGAATTTTAGTATAAGTAATCGGTCATAAAATAATTTATGGCTGTCATTTTTCTACTCCTTGGAGAGTCGGCTTGTAGTTGGTCGGCTCTCCTTTTTTTTGTGAAAGGATTTAAATTTAATGAGGGTGCAAATGAATGAAGTAAATAAAAATGGATTTGTAAAGTATCACTTACCTTGTCCATTATGTAGTAGTAGTGATGCAGTTTCTGTTAATGCTGATAACTCAGCTTATTGTTTCTCATGTCAAGAATATATAAGAGATTATAATTTAGAACAAGAACCTACAATAATTAACAGAGAACATGAGAAGAAAGATTTTGTAGGACAATCAGATTATGCAGAAATAGTTGATAGAAATATCAAATCAGATACTTGTAAAAAGTATGGAGTGACTGTTAAGATTGATAGTATGGGTAATATAATTAATCATTATTATCCTTATCATGATAAGCAGGGTGCTAAGATAGGAACTAAAACTAGGTTTACTAAGTTAAAAGAATTTAGTATTCAAGGTAATACAAAACACTCTGGATTATTTGGTGAACATTTATTTAGTAATAATAAATTTGTTATTATAACTGAAGGTGAGTTAGATGCTTTATCAGCTTATCAAATGTTTAAGACAGATAAATATGAAACACCAGTAGTTAGTATTAAGAATGGTATTACTTCTGCAGTTAAGGATGTAAAGAATAGTTTAGAATGGTTAGAAAATAATTTTGATAATGTTATTATTAATTTTGATAATGATGAACAAGGTAAAGATGGAGCATATAAAGTAGCAGAGTTATTCTCTCCAGGAAAATGTAAGATAATGCAATTACCTGAAGGATTTAAAGATGCTTCAGATTGTTTAAGTCAAAATAAAATACAGAATTATGTTAAATCTTTTTGGGATGCAAAAGTATTTGCACCTGATGGAATAATAAATGCTAGTACTTTATTTGATGATATAACAAAACCAACAATTAAATCATTTGTTCAATATCCATTTGAAGAATTAAATAAAATAACTTATGGTATAAGACCTTCAGAGTTAGTTACATTTACTGCAGGTAGTGGTTTAGGTAAGACTCAAGTTATGAGAGAGATAGTACATCATATTATAAAAGAAACACAAGACAATATTGGTTTACTTATGTTAGAAGAAACTCCAGTAATAACTTCAAAAGGTTTGATGAGTATAGAAGCTAATCAAAGATTACATTTACCAGATGTACATCTAAGTAAAGAAGAAATGAAAACTTATTTTGATAAGACAGTTGGTACTGGAAGAGTATTTATGTTTGACCATTTTGGTTCTAACTCTATTGACAACATAGTATCAAGAGTTAGATTCTTAGCAAAGGGTTTAGATTGTAAGTATATTGTTATAGACCATGTAAGTATTATTGTATCGGACCAAAGTCATGGAGATGAACGAAGAGCATTAGATGAAATTATGACTAGACTTAGAACACTTGTACAAGAAACTGGTGTTGCTATGATGGTTGTATCTCATTTGAGAAGACCAGATGGCAAAGGACATGAAGAAGGTGCAGCAACATCTTTATCACAATTAAGAGGGTCAGCAAGTATAGGACAGCTAAGTGATATTGTAATTGGACTTGAGAGAGATGCACAAAATGATGACCCAGATGTTAGAAGTACTACTAGAGTTAGAGTATTAAAGAATAGATTTTCTGGATTAACTGGACCATGTAGTAATCTAAAGTATAACAATGATACTGGAAGATTAGTAGAGGTACAGTCCAATGACTTTTAATAAAGTTGTATTTGATATTGAAACAACATTAACTGCCGATAAAGTTTGGTGTATTGTTTGTAAACATGAAGATACATTTTATCAATTTAAAGAAAATAATCTTCATAGGTTTGAAGAGTTTATAAAACAAACTGAAGAAGTTATTGGACATAATATAATTGGCTTTGATATACCAGTATTAAATAAACTTTTTGGCTATGATTTATTTAAGAATGTTAAGATAACTGATACA